TCCTGTTATAGCAGATGCTGTTAAAGTTCTACTAGCTCCAACTGTATGTGCAGACATACCAAATGTTGTGGCTGTAGTATTGTCATCTAAGTATGGTCCATCAGTAAAATCTACTTCTGTAATTGTCCAGGATGTATGTCCAGTTCTAGATAATTTTTTTACAGAATAATCAGGATGACACAAATACATAACATCAGCTGACTGAGCATATTTAATGTTAAATAAATCTGCAGTTAAATAAGTTGTTGTTAATGTATAAACTCTATTTGCAATACCACCAGATGTGTATGCAGTATAAGATGTAGTGTTTACGTTATTACCATCTATATCTTGTAACTGAAATGTATTAGTTGCAACACTTGCTACTTTAAATCTTTTACCATTAACTTGTGTCATTCCCACAACACCAGTAATAACAACAGTATCTCCATTAGCAAAACCATGAGTTGCTGATGTAACAACACCAGGATTAGCTTGTGTAATACCTGTTATAGTTTTATTAGCTTCTAATACAGCTCCATTATCTTTATAAAAACGAATATAATTATTTCCAAATTCTAAAGCATAAGATTGTTCAGTTGAAAATTCAAAAGGGATTAATCTTGTTTTTAAAGAAGATGTTTTAACTTCTGCTGCGAAGGTAGTTCCTGGTCTTCGTGTAACCGAACCATGAGGTTGAACTATAAAATTTTCTAAAGTCTTGCAGCCACTAAAATATTTTTGGAAGTCTGTTCTTCCTTCCATACGATCAGATAACTGACCCCCAGTAAAGTTAGTAAGAGCTGTTGATACTCTTGCCATAATTAAAACCTACTGTTGATAAATTCGTCTGATAATATTACATCAACTTGACCCATATTAGGATCTGTGTTTTGACCCTCTGTAGCATCAACGTGTTTAGCTTCACCTAATTTATCTTTATAAATTTCTTTCATTGTTGTTACTAATGTAGCATTAGCAGTAACAGCAAAAGCAATATCAGCAGCTAAAGCAGCTGAAATAGTTTCAGCAAGTAATGTGTCATATTCATTTGGATCGGTAACTAATTTTACATATTGAAGTTTTATTGGAGATACGTTTGCCATTATTTTTCTACCTTCAATTTTATAATCATAATCATAATCAGATATTGTAATAACTCTTAAACAGTCTGATGGTAATGTAAATTGTTTAGCCCAGCCCCAAGCAGGAGTTGCTGTGTCTGCTGCAAGCTCTTGTCTTGCCATTAAACAATTCCAGGCATGAGATCTAAATACTGCATTACGAATACTTTCATATCTTGCATTACAAAGTCTTGCATTTTTAGAATCTTCTGTAAGTGAAAGGATTGTTGAAGCACCAAGCTGGTTTAATGCATTATTACAAATTTCTACAACTGATGCCATACTAATCTTTTTTTATTATATATTTACGTCTTAATTGTCTAGGTTTAACTTTAGCAAATATCTCTGCTTCTGTTAGTTCTAGACTTTTATCAAAACCATGATGTGCAGTTGATGTATGTTTAAATCTATCAACTAGAACATAGCGATAGATATAATCTTTATTTTGTAAATGTAAAATTGTTTTTACGTTGTCAGTCTTCTTCATAATAAACAGTGGGGATTTTTAGTCCCCACCATTTAAAGTAGTATTATTCTACTACGTATCTTACGATTAATTGAACAAGACCAGATGCTGATCCACCAGCTAGCGTAATGCTAATTGGTAATCCATCTTGGTTTGCATCAACTACTGATCCAGATCCTAATGCTTGTGTAGCAAATATATCTGTTCTAGCAGCAGAAGATGTACTTGTAGCAGCTAAGTAACCAGCTGTTGATAAAGCAACAGTTGTTCCTGCAGCATTTTTATAAGCAGCATATCCAACTGATAAAGTTGTAGAAGCTCCTAATGCAGCATTTGATAAATAACCATCAATGATTCTTGCACCATTTGGTAAATTTACCATTTCCACAACATCGCCTATTGAAGCAGAAGCTAAAGTTACATCCGCAAATGCAACTCTAAGTTTTCCACTTTGCTCATTCGCATCAATCTTTTCAGAAGGTACGTTTTGCGACCATTTAGTCTTTTGTGTTGAGTATAATGTAGCCATTATTTTTTTCTCCTAGTTAGTTATTATTCGTCGCAAGCTATTTGAACAACTTTTTCTTCTTCCATTCTAGTTGCGCCAATGCTCATGCAGTAATAAACTTGAGTGCTGTACGATTTGTCAGCTCTCTCGTCAATTCTTGCCATAACATCTTTACCGATAGCTAATTTAATAGCATCTGCTGTAAAGGCATAACATAGTCTGTCGTCAGTGTTAGTTGCATCAAATGCTAATCTATTGCTAACAATAAATTTAAAACCTAAGAAAGAGTCTACTTGACCCTGAGCTAGAGCTTTAACTGTATTGAAATCAGCAGATGTGATTTGTGTTGTTCCTAATAAATCAGAGATTTGTTTTGGTCCACATACAAAGTATCTTTGTATAGATGGATCAACATCATTTACATCTAGGATTTTTTTAGCTTCCAACAATTTAGTTATAGTTAAACCATCAGTTTGTGATGAACTGTAAGGTTTTTGACCAGCAGGTAAAGATACCGAAGTAGCTCCAGTTTCTCCTGTATAACTTGTGCCGCCAAGAGCTGTAATGATAACATCATCCATCGCTCTTCCCATAGAAGCAGCCGCAGCTTTTGCATAAGAAGAAGTTGGATCAATTAGCATTCTAACTTTGTCTGCATTGTCTATTAGATCAGCCCACTCATAGTCTCCAAGACTAACTCGTCTACGACTATGTGGAGTGTCCACTTGCGGTGTATCAGAGTGGCGCGATGTTCTTAGAACAGCAGTAGTTTTTCCTACTTGATCAAAGAAAGCATTTTTGCCAACGATTGTTTCAACATCCGCAGCGCTTCTTAAATACGATCCCATTTGTTGAGATAGCATTTGTACGTTTGAACTGTACTGCTGTACAAAAGCAGTTGTTATTTGATTTGACATATTGTCATCTCCATTGGTTAAGTTTAATTTAAATAAACGAATGGATTTTCCACAACGTGGATCTATTCTAGAGTTTTACATCTTCGTAGATGTTTGTCTTTTCCAAATGCCAATAGGGTCTAAAAGATTATCCTAGTGATTTGCTCTATACATCAGTTAACTGCTGACGTAAAGCGAAAACTTCTTGAACAGCTTTATCATGGTTTGGATGTGATTTATTCCAATAAGCAGATCCTGGAGCTTGCAATTTAGCTATCTCACCCTCTATTTCATTAGGAGTTAAATAGTTTGGACCAGATTGCGCTACAAAGCTATCTTCTCCTACCATTTCAGCTAATTTAGCAAATGCTTTAACAACTTGTGGATGATCACCTAATTTAACACCACTTTCTAAATTCATGTTAAGAACATCTTCTCCAACATACTCTCTAGCTAATTGTGATGCTTTAGTTATCTTTTGTTCAAAAGCTCTACCAAATTCTTTACGAAGTTGTTGTTCACTTTCAACACGAGCTGTTTCAGCAGCAGCATCTAAACTTTTTAAATTTTCAGACATCATGTCGTTATAGAATTTAACAACACCATCTGCTTGCTGTGGTAATAAACCTAATTTATGAGCTTGCTCAGAAAATACTTTTAAAGCGCCTTCATCAATGTTTGCATCTTCAGATATATTATATTTATATTCTTCCGGAGATTTGGGTCTTCCTAGTTTATCATAAACTACATTCCAATCTTCTTCAGTTGCATGTTTATTAGGTAGTGGTATTTTTTCTACCCCAACTAATTTTTGTGCATGAATATAACTTTTAGCTAAACTATTAATATCTTTAATAGGTGCTAAAGATTTATCTGCTCTGATGTCTTCTGCAATACTTGTTTTCCAATCTACTGCAGCTTGTTCAACTACACTTGTAACATTATTATTTACTGGAGAAGTCGCTGGACTTCCAGATGGTTGAACTACTTGTTCTACCACTGCCTGTTGATCACTCATTATTTCCTCCATGTTTTTTGTTGATCATTGATTTAATAAATAGATAGACAGATCTTTGTCCCTCTAAATATGCGCTCTCATAACTATCTCCTTTAATAAAAGTAGTTACGTTAGCATTACATCTTCGCTCTAGATCTTCAAGAACTTTTTCTCCATTCTCAGATCCAAAACAAATCTTATAACTTGTGTTTAAATTTTTTATATCTTTACTGTTCATTTATCGCTTTAAGTGCAGGAGCAGCTTTTCCAGCAGCTTCAGCAACTTGCATTTGTTGTTGCATTTCCATTTGCTGTTGTTGCATTTGTTCCCTTTGCAAGCGAATTTGTTGTACTTGAACATCTGATTTCATAACCTTAGCTGGTATTCCTAAAATATCTTGTATGTATCTTACTAAACCATCTATATCTATGTGATCAAACACAGGTGCCATATTTTGTAAAGAACCAAATATTTCAACACCTCTCATAATTGAGGATAACTCTGAAGTCTTTTGAGCTTTAGCTAATGGTGATACGTATTCTATTTCAATATCTTGATTTCCCAAAAATTCTGGTGGTTGTGGAAATTTTTTATTTCTCAATAGAATATTAAAAGCTCTAGTAATTAATGGTTGTAATAATTCTGATTGTAGTCTTCCAAGAACTGGACCCAACAATCTCATTTTTTCTTCTGTTCTTTGTAATACTTCTGTTGCTGTCATTTGTGGACCAGTGCTTGTCATTAACTGATCAACGAAAAAATTTTCTCTGATTGCTTTGCGTCTTTGTTCTTCCATATTTAAACCTAATGGATTGTTAGCTCCAATATTCATTGGTTCAATTTTATCTCTAGTTCCAGCTCTATAGTAATTTAATCCTCCAGGTATGGTTCTTATTGGTAAAAGAAAACCATCATCAGGTACAAGCAGCGGAGGATCTATTTGTTTTTGCGCAGCTCTAATAGTTGTTTTAGACATTGTATTTAACATCTTAACATCTGCTAAAGCATTCATAGCAGGTGATCTTCCATAAATTTCGTTAGATGCTTTTAAGTATCTAGGAACTACATAAGGAAACTCTTCGTAACCACCTTCTTTTAAAACCGCTCCACTATCTGGATCTACATAAATTGAATAATAAGGTTTACCTTTATTACCCTTTGCAATTCCAAATTCTTCATTTGGCATTACTAAATGTAATATTGGAACTTCATCATGTGGATATGATTTTGCTTTGTCTTTTAAATTTTTTGGTAAGTTTGCTTCACCGAATTTTAACATTACTGTTCTAGCAGGTAGATAGAATTTTCTAAGCATGCTATCCACCATACCTCGCTCATCTTCGGTAATAAAAATTTCTGCAATATAAATAGTTCTAAATCTTAAATCGTCATTAATATCTTCTTCAATCAACATTGCTGCTGTACCAAAAGAAATTAAATCATGGTATAGTTCAAATATTTCTTGTTGAAAATTAGATGAAGAAAAAACTTTGTACATAATGTCTGTACAAGATTCTAACCATTCTTTTGCTTCATCATCTTTATCAAGTTGATTATTTCTATATTTTAAATAAAAAAATGGTGATGCAATATTAGTTAGCATTCCATGTAATGATGCTGACAATAATTCTAAAGAATGAATTGCTGTACCATCAAAAATTAGTTCGTGTCTTTTGTCTCCCTTAGATCTTTTTTTTGTAATGTCTGCTTTTCGCGGCATCATATAATCCGCAACTTCTTGCCAATGTTCTTCCCAAGTTTGACGTTGAGTATTTAAACTTTGGTATCTATCCAATACCAATTTTGCTTTTGGATTCATTGCCATATTATGCGCCTAATAAAGTTTTAGTAGAAAGAGTAGTCTGATCGCTTACACCAGAAGGTGATGTAAGTATAGTCATAGATCTTCCTCTTCTTTTTGCTTTAATTAATCTTGTTGCTGCTCCCTGATCAACTTCTGCTTGAGTTGGTGATGAAATAGGTTGTGGTTTTGGAGCATCAACTTGTGGTTTTGGAGCATCAACTTGTGGTGTAGATGGTTTTGCTCCTCCTCCAAAAAGTGGTGCTATTATTTTTACTGGATTTGCTCCACCCATATTATTCTCCTAGTAAAGTTTTTTTCTGTAAAGTTTCTTCTTCTGTCAATCCTTGCGCGCCAGTTAAAATTGTAGATGATCTTCCTTTACGTTTACGTCTAATCTCAGCTTGTTGTGCAGCAACTTCTTCTGCTCGCGCTTTGTCATCATAAGCAGGCGGAGGAGCTGGCGGCGGCGGAGGTGGTGGCGGAGCTGGAGCTTTAGGCATTAAAAATCCCATAACTATTCTCCTAAAAATTTTGTTAAGTTTTGTAACATGTTAAATCCATATTATATTATTTGCCATTGGTAAATAGCTTATTTAGAAAATATCTTATACTCAGAATCTGTAGCTCTAGGCATAGAGGTGCTTTTATTTAGCACTTCATTTACAGACAATGCTAAATATCTAAATGCATCTGCAGCATGAGAAGACCAGGCATGTACTGGCTTGCTATGAAATATCTTCATCTTTTCGTTATATTTTCTATGGTAATGTCTTAATGCATCAACTAGATGTTTACAATTATCCATGTCAATCCAGCATCTAGGTAAAATCATTTTAGCTGAATGTATTCCATCTTCCAGCGGCAGCTTCGGCAAAATTTTAAAATTAATACCTAGCTGATAAGCTACATCTCTTCTAGTCTTGCCAGAAGAAAATTCAGTAACTTCTATATCATGCGGTGCATAATGCGTTTTATAAAAATAATCTTTCTTGCTAACAATATCGCAGTAGTGCGGTAAACCTTCTTTGTTGTTTTCGTAGTAATCTATTATATGAATTGCAGCTCCAATTTGTTGGTAGAATATTATAGCTGTAGAATCTCCAACTCCAATATCCCAAGATGTATTAACTGGGTATGCCGGATTGTAAGGAACTCTAGTTAATTGTTTTTTATCTTCTAAATCTTTTATAATAGATCCAAAAATAGATCCTGATATATTTGCTATCCAGGAGCATTCAAATTCTTGTTGGTATTTTTCTTCACCCATTTGCTCTCTTGCAGCTTTTAATTCTGCTTCATCAACTATGTTTGTTTTGGATGCTGGAGCTGTATAAGCAAACCAATCATCATGGGTTAATGCATACTGATATAATTCATAAAACTGATTTGACATTCTGGCAGGTGTTCCAATAAAAACGCACCATCCTTTTCTGTCTGATAAACAGGGTCTAAGAACTTCATTCCAAAGTGTTGGATCTATTTGCGCCATCTCATCGCAACAAGCTCCATCTAAAAATATACCCCTAATGCTATCAGGTGTTTCAGAAGATAGCAGGGTTATTCTAGCGCCATTGGGTAGATCGCATCTCAATTCTGTTTCGTGAAATCTAACTCCAGGAATAACACCGGCATATTGTTTTAAATAATCCCAAGCAATGTTTTTCGCCTGGCGATAGGTTGGAGCGATGTAGGCATATCTAGGATTCTTTTTTGTGTTTAGCAGTGCCTCAATAAGTAAATGATTAATTAACATTACTGACTTGCCGAATCTTCTATGACAAGCAAGTACAGAAAATCGGAACTCTTTTAGCTTTTCGTGCAGTTCTTTTTGCTGGGGTCTTGGATCGTAAGGTATATCAACTATCATTAGTGTATCTTTGGCATGTCAGAAATATCATCTATTTTATGATAATCAATTCCAATCTTTTTTAAAATCTTGTTTGCGAATTTATCCATATGATCGCTATCTTCAAAACCATTAAAATGAATGACTAAAGAATTGCTATCTTCATTTACAAATAACAAAGCTGTAATTAATGCGTCTTCGTCTTTAGACATGGTGAGTGTGTGGCTGTGTGTGTGAAATTCCCAATATAGATATAAATAATTTTCGCGCCTGCCTGCTTGGGTATACCCCCCTAAATGTTCTTGGTTTGTTCGCCAAAATCCAGGCAATACAACCTATAATACAGTTCCGATAATTAATTGTTATCGGAAATGAACTCCATAACGCGCGCGCAAGACTGTGTGCCAATGTATACATTAACCAACTATTCCACATTATCAGCATCAACCTGTATTGTTTTCTTAACCTCTCCACCCCAACGTATTGTGATTGTGTTATCCTGTTTAATCTCTTGCTTAGACTTCTCACCAAAGATATCTGATATCAATTTACTAACCATCCAACGTACATGCGTTAACTTCTCTCGCCAATACATCATCTCCTGATTACTCTTAGGATTTGCTAACTCTTCGTTAATCTCATCAAGCAAAGTAAATGCACCAATCCTTCTTGCTTTCATTACTGTTAAATAAATCTTATCGTCTTCACGCATCCATTTGTAAACTGTAGATAAACTTGGCATCGTTTTATCTTTACAAATTTTAGTGAGTGGAATCCCCTTCTCTAGCTCAGTAGAGATTTTATCAAGTGTTATTAATTGTTGAGCTGTCTTCTCCTGGATCTCGCTGCTTAATGTATTTTGCTCTGAGTTCATCTTCAGTTAAATGTTTTAAAAACTTTAAGTTACGTAATGCTTTGAGTTTACCTTCAATCGTCTTAGCATTCCAATCACTCATCCCACCATGATTTTTACATCTATAAAAACCAGACTTCATCAGGTAACCTTTTGCCTTACATCTCACAGTGTATTTACTACCCCTCGTCATACTATCGCACTGAATCTTATGTAAAGGTTTCCCAACCATATCTTGTGGATTATCTAAGCGAACATACAACCTATTGCAACACATAAGTTATAAACACTAATCCGGTATTGGTTCTTGTTTTTTGAACCTGTGTATTTTAAACCTCTTGCCTGAAGCTCTTTCCTCAACGCACACAAATTCCCCCTCAATACCAATAGGTTTAAATTTAACTAAGTATTTATCATCCATAGGGATGGGGGATCTGGGATTAAACTGAGTTGGGTTTTTACTAAAATTTTTATATCTACTATTATAGTTATATATATCTAGTTTATTATTATGCCTGTGAGGCACATCTGAGTGTTCTGTGAGGCACATCTTGTTTTGAAGCGGTAATGTATAAGATTGCGTGGATCTAAGTCTATGCACAATTATAACCTTTAGTCTAGCAAGCTCCGCAATAGAACGTCTTACAGTTGAATATGATAAACCTGTTAGCGAACTGATAGTTTTCATCTTGGGGAAGCATTTTTTCGTCTTCTCATTCCAAAACGTAACTAGCGCATAATAAACCAGTTTAGATTGTGGGGATAACTTATCATGTCTCATAATCACAGGATCTAACTTATGATACAAGCTCATTTATGATTTAACCTGTTTCCTTAATACAGAACTTCTTGTGGTTATCATGATACTCAGTCATTGTCTTGATCCAATCTTCAATCGTTAATTGGAACATCTGCGATTTGAATGGTGCTATTTTCTGTACCCTAAAACCGATCACAGCACCCTTAATTTCATCGTACTGATAAAATACAAGATAAGCATCCAACTTAGCTCTATCAGCTAACCTGCGCGTTGTGGTAGATGTTTTGTATGCTTGGTTTTTATCGTAACAAGTCTCGGCAAGAAATAAAGGTTCGTAACACTTTCTACATATTTCAACCTGATCTAAATCTATCATTCCCAAATTATCAGAAGCATAACGATGCCATTGTGAGTATTTGTCGCCTTCATTATAGTAATTATCTCGTGCCATTATTTGTTTGCCTCATAAAAAGCATTAGCAAATCCTTGCGGTGTCATTGATCTAACTTTTGCTCTTTCATTTGGTTTCATTGAAAAACTTTTATAATGTATTTCTGACATTCGTTTTCCACCTACAGTTATAAATTTTGGTTCAACGTAATTTTTAATTGGAATATTAAAATCACCCCATAAACAAGTTTTCTTTGTGTAAGGATCTCCATAATCACAAGGATTAAATATATGTTTTGGTTTTCCAATGTAATGAACTAATCTTCCAACTGGATTTTCCATTACCCAAAATTTTGGTTTATGTGCAAAGACAATTCT